TAAACAAATGATCATTATCAAACCCATCCTTATGACCTTTCTCTCCACTACTGCAGTGAAGAATTTGATCATTCAATTACTTGAAGCTTATGCAAGCACAACAGATAATACTATCGACGATAAAGCGGTAGAACTTATTAAACGTAATCTATTCCCAGGAATTAAAGACGAATGAAGAAGAAAGCCACTGAAGACCAATTTAACGAGCTGCATAACCTTGTCACGACTGAGTTTCTAAAACGGGTCAAAAGTGGCGAAGCTTCTACTCAAGATTTAAAAGCAGCCTGTGAATGGCTTAAAACAAATGACATTAGCGGTATTGCTCTTGACGGCAACCCTCTATCTAAACTTGCGGCAGTCATGCCAAAAGTAGACCCCGAACTAGTACAGAGCAGACTTTATGGCAGGAAGCACAGCTGAGTATTACAGGAAGAATCCTGAAGCTCGTAAAAAAAGACTTAAACAACAAAGTGCATATCAGAAAACAGCAAAGGGTAGCACGATAAAAAAGAACGCTAACAAGCTTAATAGAAAACTCGGTACTTACGGTAACGGTGACGGCAAAGATGCTGCTCATTATAAAGGGAGTACTACTAAAGGGAGAACACAGTCTCCATCTATTAATCGTAAAAGCAGACTTAAAATTCGTAAATGACCCCACTACTACCAACCCCTGATCACTATTTATTCAACCTAATAACCATGACAAGTCCTGACGCAAAACGTTTGTGGCGTAAAGCCATTAAGGAGAAATTCAATTGTCAATGTGTTTATTGTGGAAACAACTATGAAATTAATCAACTTACACTCGATCATGTCAAACCTAGAACAAACGGTGGAGAGGATCTTACAAGCAATTTGGTCCCCGCCTGTAGAGCGTGTAATCAAGGGAAAGGTAGCAGTCATTGGCTCAGATGGATGCGTTCGACATTTGGACGTAACCATTCCAGAGAACAACTTATACTAAATCATATTAGCTAATGGCAACAGAATTTACAGGTACAGCAACCTATGAGTCTCCAAAGGACAAAGCTGATGCAAAAGAATACAAAGAGATGAGAGAAGCTAAGGAATCATATTTGGAAGAGAGAGGGAAACAGTTTAAAAAGATGAGGTGATTATGTTACCTAGTACATTAAATTCAAAATTAAGAATATTGAATGATGAAGAAAAAACTGGGAATAGGTTAAAAGCAATACGACAATTTGTACCAGACCCACGTAGTCCAAAAGAGATGACTGAATTTCTTACGGACTTATATCAATCTGGAAGAATAGCCAAAGGCAACCCTTGGGGTACAGGAGCTGTTTATTTAGGTAAAAGAGGTCTATCTGAAATACCTACAATAAAAAAAGCTTTAACTGGATTAGATAATATAACAAATAATCTTAAATCTAACATTCCTAGATTTGGAAGAAAACTTGCGACTGAAACTCCAGGTTCAACTGGTCTAAAGATAAATCCAGATTCAAATCCAAATGTATTATTCTCTAAAACTAGAGAAGCTAATAAAGGAGTTTTAAACCCAGAAGGTGTTTCACCAGAAGTGCCTAAAAATTATCAACAAAAACAAAACATTAAAATAGCTCCTGATGTTAATAGACCTATCGCTCAAACAGCTGCACACCATATGTCTGGTATATCTGATAGTGCTTCAGCTGCAAAGGCAAGGTTAGATGGTGATAGGTTAATAAAAAGTGCTAGAAAAGCAGGAATACCTATAGGTGAGGAAATGGCAAATTATATTTCATTACCTGATGTCTTAACAAAGGGAACTAGAATTTCTAAAGTTGATCAATTAGCTAAGCAGTTTCCAAACGTAAACAGAAGGTCAATTAATGATGCATTAGGTGCTACTGAACTTAGTAGCCCTACGTGGGATTTAAAACCTAAAGAAATTGCTGATAGAGAGATATGGCAAAATGTGAAAAAACAAACTGGTTTAAAAAACCCATACGGTGAATTCAACCCTGGATCTTCACAAGGGCCAGTACCAACGGTAAAGCTATATGATAAAAACAATAAACTAGTTAGTGAGTGGAAACCTAAAACCCTTAAAGAATGGGGCAATAAATGGGATGTTATAAATAAACACTATGGTTCTAATATGACTCATGATATAGCAAATAAAGTAAAAGTTGATCCAAGGTTAAACACATACGGTGCGGATCATAAGCTTGTACATGATACTCTTAAAGAAGTAGATTCTTTTAAAGCTATCCAAACCTTAAGGAAAGAAGGTAAGTGGTCTACATTACCTTTCAATCAAGCTGATGTAATGTATCAAAAGATGCTCCGTGATCAGCATAAGGTAGCTATAAATATGGCTAACTGGAGGTATGGTAAGATAACTGAGTATTTTAAAAAGCTGAATCCAGGTAAAGTTTTCTCTAGATTATCACCAGGTGAACAAGCAGCATTCTTCAAAAAGAATATATCTGAAATTAGTTCTTTAGGATCTTTAAAAGAACTACCAACTAAAAAACAATTACTTAAGAATCTAAATTTTGGATTTAAAGATATGTTAAAATTTAATAAACGTAGAGATGCTTTAGAAGCTATATTCGGACTAGAATCCCCTATAGGTGATCTTAGAATTAAGAAATGATCAAACATACATGACCAACCCTTTAGAGGCCTTACAGGCCGATTTCAAGCTGTTTCTGAGTGCATTATGGGAACAGCTTGATCTCCCTCCTCCAACAAGAGCACAATACTCTATAGCAGACTACCTACAACACGGTCCTAAACGTTTACAGATCCAAGCATTCCGAGGAGTCGGAAAAAGTTGGATTACTGGAGCGTTCGTGTTATGGACTCTGTTTAAAGATCCTGAAAGAAAGATCATGATTATCTCTGCGTCTAAAGAACGTGCAGATAACATGTCTATCTTCCTTCAGAAGCTAATAATTGAAACACCATGGTTACAACACCTAAGACCAAAAAGCGACGAGGCAAGGTGGAGTCGTATCTCCTTCGACGTACTTTGCTCTCCTCATCAGGCTCCCAGCGTAAAAAGCGTTGGTATTACTGGGCAACTTACTGGTTCTCGTGCGGATCTCATGATTCTAGACGACATAGAAGTTCCAGGAAACAGTATGACGGAGTTGATGCGTGAAAAACTACTTCAACTCTGTACAGAAGCTGAATCTATCCTCACGCCAAAAAGTGACAGCCGTATTATGTATCTCGGGACTCCTCAGACTACTTTTACTGTTTATCGTAAGTTGGCTGAGCGTAACTACCGTCCCTTCGTTTGGCCCAGTAGATACCCAAGAAAAGACAAACTCAGTAAGTACGAAGGATTACTAGCACCACAGATACAAGAAGATCTTGAAGAAGGTGTTGATGAATGGGACGTAACAGACCCTGATCGCTTCTCAGATGACGACCTCCTAGAGCGTGAAGCAGCTATGGGAAGAAGTAACTATATGCTTCAGTTCCAACTAGATACAAGTCTTAGTGATGCAGAGAAATTCCCACTTAAGATGGCTGATCTTATCGTTACCAGTGTTAACCCTAAGTCTGCTCCAGACCAGCTCGTCTGGTGTTCCGATCCCCAAAACGTCATCAAAGATTTACCCACAGTCGGTCTCCCAGGAGATTATTTTTACTCTCCAATGCAACTCCAAGGAGAATGGACCGATTATTCAGAAACAATATGCAGCGTCGATCCGTCGGGTAGAGGAACTGACGAAACATCCGCAGCATTCATATCTCAAAAAAATGGCTTCCTATTCCTGCATGAAATGCGAGCATACAGAGACGGGTACTCTGATAACACCTTGCTCAATATTCTCAGAGGATGTCGAAAATATAACGTCACTAAACTAGTTATTGAGACTAACTTTGGTGATGGTATTGTAGCTGAACTGTTTAAAAAACACCTACAGATGACAGGTCAACATATAGACATAGAAGAGGTAAGAGCTAATGTACGGAAAGAAGACCGTATTATTGATTCTCTTGAGCCTATCCTTAACCAGCATCGTTTGGTTGTCGATAGGAAAGTCATTGAATGGGATTACAAGTCAAACCCAGACGAAGCTCCAGAGAAACGACTTATGTACATGTTGTTCTACCAAATGAGTAGAATGTGTCGTGAAAAAGGTGCAGTTAAACATGACGATAGAATAGATTGTCTTGCTCAAGGGGTTAAGTACTTTACAGATGCCCTCTCTATCAGCGCTCACGAGGCCGTGAAGGAACGAAAAGCTGAAGAATGGCAATCTCTACTACAAGACTACTTAGACAACCCTCACGACTCCGCAGACCACTTAGTCCTTGGAATGAACAAAGAACAACGAGACCAAGCTAACAGAATAGACAAAGGTCAGAGCTCAGTCCCTACCTGGGTTTAGAGGGTTAGCCCATCTATACAGGGGAGAGAAGGGTGGACTCGCCCCTCAGAGGGGAAAAGCTGCCTACTCACGTAGACAACTCTTCCCCTTTATACTTAT